CGATGCAATTTGCATACAGACGGACGTAACAGGAAATGCCTCATGATTGGGTTAGTCACAGCTATCACGAACTTGGCAGGTACATGGGTCAGTGCCAAGGCGGAATCAACCAAGGCCACCGCAGAGGCCAAAGCCACCGCACTGAAAACAGCGGCACAGTCCACAGCGGATTGGGAACGCATCATGGCAGAGGCATCAAAGAACAGCCTCAAGGACGAGTGGCTAACAGCAGTTTTCAGTATACCTCTAATTCTTGTGTTTATACCAGATATGGTTCCACATATACAAGCAGGGTTCACAGCTTTGAGTACCTTGCCTGACTGGTATCATGAGATACTAATGGTAATTGTCCTTGCGAGTTTTGGTGTCAAGGCCGGTAAGGGAATGATGGAAATGATAGGGAAGAAATAATATGGCAATGTATGGTAAAAAGAAAACGACTAAAGCCTTCAAGACCTGTGCAGGTTGTAAGAGCAAGGCTAAGTGTAAAGCCGCTAAGAAGTGCTTAGGCAAGGCTAAGAAGTAATGCCTAAAGGACTCTACGCTAACATTCACGCTAAACGCAGACGGATTGCTAGAGGCTCTAAAGAACGTATGCGTAAGCCCGGTACTAAAGGTGCTCCAACAGCGTCTGCTTTCCGTAAAGCCGCTAGAACAGCGAAGAAGAAGAAATGATTAAGAAAACCTACGGTGCTGTACTGACAGGCACTTCACAGACTGTGTACACTGTACCGACAGGTAAAAGCGCACAGTGGGTGCTAATGTACATTACCAATACCAGTGGCTCTAATGGAAGTGTAGAGGTTGATTATTACAGTGCGGCACAAGACTCTACATTTTCTGTCCTTGAAGGTTACACGGTAACAAGTAAAGATTTTCTTCAAATTGGTGGAACAATCAATTCTTTTATTATGATGCGTGAAGGTGACAGTATCTCTGCATTTGCAACACAAGGAATGACAATGCTTGTGTCGTTGATTGAAGAAAACAACATCGTTCAAGGGGGCTAAATGCCTAAGTCTAAAGACCCTAAGTTAGCCAGAGCAGGTGTCAGTGGGTACAACAAGCCTAAGCGTACACCGGGCGGATCTAAGAAGTTTGTTGTAGTTGCTAAAGAAGGTGATAAAACTAAGACGATTCGCTTTGGTGATCCTAACATGACAATCAAGAAAGCTCAGCCTGCTAGACGTAAGAGCTTTAGAGCACGACACAAGTGCGACACCAACCCGCCTAGTAAACTGACAGCACGTTATTGGTCTTGTAAGAAGTGGTGATTTAATGGCTCAAAACTTTAATCAGTCAACTGTTGATTCTGAGGAAGATTTTGATCTTGGTACGGTTATTGAAATCACCTACCCAGATACACCACCTTCTTACGATCCAACAGCACCTGAAGGTGGCGATGGCACTGAAACATATCAGGGTGGTGGTATCGCAACACCTACTCCACCTGCAGGATGGGATGCTAACGCTTATTTACGAGCAAACCCAGACGTAGCCGCCGCAGGCGTAGATCCTTTACGTCATTATCTTGACTATGGGCAAGCGGAAGGCAGACCACTTGCACCAGTTTCAACACCTCCGCCAACTTCAAGCGGATTTGATGGTGCGGCCTATTTAGCCGCTAATCCTGATGTAGCCGCCGCTGGGCTTGATCCTTTGTATCATTGGGAAACTTATGGTAGAGCTGAAGGAAGACGACTACGCCCTGCAACACCTTCTAAACCTAAAGCACCTGCACCACCTGCGGCTGATGTTGTTTATAGCGCCAATGATCAGACATACAACATTAACTTTGATGACTCATTACAATACACCCAAGACCAATACAATCAAATTAATGAGTTGTTATCGAGTGGTAATGTAGAGCTTCCTTCTACAGGTGGTACATACAATTTTGACACGGATATTATCCAACAGCTTTATCAAGCACAACAGCAATATCCTGATCAAAAAATGCTGTTGTCTGAAGAATACGGATTGCTTGTTGATGCACCGCCTAGTATTTATTCATTCATGGCAGAAGACTTCGGCCCTGCTTTTGCCAATTCAATTCTAGGAAATTTAGGTGGTCAGGTAGCAGGTACTGTTGCATTTGATGTTTTCGGTGCTCCAATTGACCCGACAGGTATTGCACCTAACATTGTATATCAAGGCGGTAGAGCCGCAGGCACTGGTGCTTTATTTGGTAAATCCACCTTTGAAGCTAAAGTGTGGCAAGACCCTACTACAGGCGAGCCAATTATACAACAAACATTAAATATTGGTGGTGAACCTGCAAAGACATTATTTACTTCCGAAACAGAGTTTCAACAAAAACGTCAAGAAGAACTAGCACTTCAAGAAAAATATAACACTGCCGATTATTTTCCTCTTCCGACGAATATTAAAAAAGAGGTGACAGGCAAGGAAAATCCTTCATGGCAAGATTATGTCAACACTGATTTTGATTTAGGGCAAGTTGTGTTTGATTCGCTAACAGGCAGTCAAACACTAACAGAACTTCCTGAATCCACACAAGACATGGTGATGTTAGGGACAAAACTTGCTCAAGGTGATGATCCTCTTACAGCCCTTATTGATGTCTATGGTGATGATGTTGCAGATACTCTTGGCTTAGAAAAAATTGCGAATGATTCAATTGATGCTATGTTTGATCCACAAGTAGCAGAGTGGATTAAATCTAATCACGATCTTGCAAAACTAGGTGCAGACGTTGTAGTTCGTGGCAAAGATTTATCTGCGTCAATTCGTGATCGTTATGGTGATGACTTACTTACAGCTTTAGGGGCTGAAACTAAAACTGGTAAAGCCGCAGGTATTGCAGGTTTAGACTTTGCAGTCAACCTAGATCAAGGCATGGATCTTGCTCAGGCCACTGGAAAAGCGTTATATAGTTTCTTTGACAATGGCGGAAAGTTATCTGATTTAATTTCAGGTGAAGGACTATCTTTTAATTTACCAGAGGTAGACTTACCTGCTTTTAATATAACTAACCCATTCAAAAGCCTTTTCCCTGAAATTAATGTTGACTTACCAGATGGAATTGATTTATCAGGAATTGATTTAAAAGGTATTTGGGACAATCTTAAAGGCAAAATGCCAGACGGGATTGATTTTACTTTTACATCAGATCTTCTTAATTTTGGTTTTGAAGTCCCGCAATTATTTGAAATGGGCTTTGAAATGGAAGATTTCGATTGGCCTGCCATTAATGTTGGTGATTTGTCATTAGGTGATTTTACAAAGTTTAATATTTCTTTACCAGACATCGAAGGCTTTGGTATTAACTTAACAGATTTAAATATTGACATTCCAGAAATTGAATTTCAATTAGCTTTGTTAGGTGAACGTATTCCGGGTGAAAGAGTTGTAGGAGATGAAATAGTACAGTCTTTGTCTTCTGAATTTGATTTCTTACCAGAAGATGAATTAACATTTTCTCGTCAAGTATTAGAGCGAACTGTTTAATTTTATTGAAAAACGTGGTATAATATAGTTATGACCTATTTAAATTTAGTAAACGCAGTTCTGCGAAAACTCCGTGAAGAAGAAGTTACCACTGTTGATGAGTCAGATTACTCAAAACTGATCGGTGATTTTGTCAACGATGCAAAACGTCTAGTAGAAGATACTTGGGACTGGACAGGCCTACGTTATACATATTCAATCACTACAACTATTGGTGATGGTTTATATTCATTAACAGATTTTGGTGTACGTTCTAAAGTATTGTATGTCCACAATGAAACACGTAATAGTAAGGTTCTTCAAGAATCACTACAACGCATTCGTCAGTTAAATTTAGACAGCAACTCAGCTACAGGGCCGGTGGCTTACTACGCAATTGATGGTCTTGATGGTAATGGTGATGCACAGATTCGTTTTTATAGAACACCAGATTCTGTAGAAACATTTAGCGTCTACACTGTAAAGCGTACAGCAGATTTAAGTTCTGACTCAGATTCTATTTTAGTACCTTCATCGCCTATTATTCAATGGGCATACTCTTATGCATTGCGTGAGCGTGGTGAAACAGGAGGTCAATCAGCATCAGAACAGGCTGTTTTTGCTAATCAAGAACTATCTAATGCGGTAGCTTTTGATGCAGGTTTAAGCCCTGATGAGACAATCTGGACAACATCGTAATGGCTAAAGAGCTACAAAGCATTGCAATTCAGGCTCCGGGTTTTTACGGGTTAAATACTCAAGATTCTCCTACTTCATTGCCTGAACAGTTTGCATTGGTTGCTGAGAACTGTGTTATTGACCAATTTGGACGTATCGGTGCTCGTAAGGGCTGGGCATACCAAACAACCACTGGTGGAGACTCTTTAGTCTCTATCGGTGAATTTATTAAGTCTGATGGTACAACAGAAATTATTTCTAGCAGTGCTACAGCAATATACAAAGGTACTACAACACTCACAGACATTACCCCTGCATCGCACACGGTGTCAGATGGTCTATACGATCATGCTACTTTAAACGGAGTACATTTTTTATTTCGTGAAGGGTCTGATCCTATTTACTATGATGGGACTACTTGTGATGAAGTTAGCGCACACATCGATTACAGCGGTACAGTACCTGCTGGTAATATTGTGCAGTCTGGATTTGGTAGACTCTGGGTTGCCAAAACGTCAGCCAATAATTCAACAGTATATTGGTCAGACCTCCTCACTGGCTTTAAGTGGGATACAGGTTCGTCAGGTTCTATAGATGTATCTAAGGTATGGCCTGACGGCTCTGATGAGATTACTGCATTAGCCGTACACAACGGTATTCTAGCAATCTTTGGTAAACGTCAGATTTTATTATATTCTGGGGCAGATGACCCGGCAACAATGAAGATAGCTGATACTGTGGTAGGTATCGGTTGTATTGCTAGAGATTCAATTCAGGTTACTGGGACAGACTTAATATTTTTATCAGACTCTGGTGTTCGTAGTCTTAAACGTACCATTCAAGAAAAATCAGCTCCGATGACTGATATCAGTAAGAATGTACGTACAGAATTGACAACATATCTTTTGGCAGAGTCTCAAAATATTTTTTCTGTGTACTCTCCTGAAGAGGCTTTTTATTTATTACATTTGCCTACAACAAATATTACATACTGTTTTGATATGCGTACACCTCTACAGGATGGAGCACATCGAGCAACACAGTGGGATAGTATTCAGCCACAAGCATTTTGTAGAACCCGTGATGGTGATTTGTTACTTGGTAAGACTTTAGGCATTGCAAAGTACACAGGATACGACGATAACGGTTCAGCTTACCAGATGGCATACTTCACTAACTATATTGACTTTGGTGCTCCATCAAATCTAAAGCTACTTAAGAATTTAAAGATTACGGTTATTGGCGGTAGCGCAACAGACATTGTACTTAACTGGGGTTATGATTATTCTTATAACTATAAGAAGAAAAGATTTACACTCTCTACTCAAGTCATTGCAGAGTATAACATTGCAGAATACAACATCGGTGAGTTTAATGCCGGTGTTTTAGTAAACCGTCCAAATGTAAACGCAAGTGGAGGCGGTCAAGTTGTTCAGCTTGGTATTGAAGCAGAGGTCAATGGTGCTCAAGTTTCAATTCAGAGGCTGACGGCTCAAGCAACAATAGGAAGGACTATCTAATGTCAAACTATACTAAGACAACTAACTTTACAGTCAAGGATTCTTTGGCATCTGGTAATCCTGCCAAGATTATCAAAGGTTCTGAAATTGATGATGAATACGACGCAATTGCAACTGCGGTAGCAACAAAGTCTGATACAGCATCACCTACATTTACAGGAACTGTGACAGCTCCAACAGTGACAGTTACAGGTACACTCACAGCAGGCACAATTGATGGTGGTACATACTAATGGCTGATATTGATTTAGCAGGATTGTTGGGTACTGCAGGTCAGGCGGCATCTGCGCTTTTACCTTACACTATGTCAGGGGAGCAGATTGATTATTTAAAATCTACAGGTGCTGATCTAGCGTCCCAAGCAACGACTTTAGGAGAAACAGCGGCTGAAGAGGCTCGATTCACTCCATTCACTGTGACAACTGGCACAGGAACTACAACGATTGGTGAAGGCGGTGCAATAACACAGGAATTAGCAGAGACTCCAGCGGCTATACAGTCTGGTTTAATGTCACAGGCTTTCGGCTCTATACCTAATATTCAAGTTTCTCCAGAACAATTATTTGCACAGCTCACTGAGATGCGTAGACCTGAAGAAGAGCGTCGTCGATTAGAGCTTGAGAATAGGCTTAGAGCACAGGGACGACTAGGCGTACAGACTGGTATGTTTGGGGGAACTCCAGAGGCTTTAGCATTGGAAAAGGCTATTCAGGAACAACAGTCTGCTGATATTTTAAGTTCGCTTACTCAAGCTGGGACACTAACCGGGCAGAATATTACAAATCT